CTATACACCAACTTTATAAAAAAGTCAAGGAAAATTACTTCTTGGGGCGGCGGGTATGCGTTTTGCTTTCTTTAATAAGACGATTTACAACTCGCTCGTAAATGCGCTTCTTAACTTCTTGCACAACAGCCTTGCGACGCTCTGCTTTATCATCGACCAGATCAATATTCAGCCCCTGAAGTGCAGCTTCATAAAGTCCTTCTTGGAATGGTAGTTCCTCTGCGGCTCCAATTTCCATTTCTTCGCCTTCAGGCCCCACTTCCATGTCCATTTCCATTCCTACTTCTTCTTCGGGCGCTTCGTCGTCGACGCCGACAGCATCCTTCAGCTTGTCAGCAAGATCGATAATGTCTTGAGCTTCCTCGTCTGTGATGGTAACCTCGCCTTCCATCTCTTCTGCGGGCTCTTCAACATCAAGCTCTGCTTCCATGTCAACATCTTCAACTTCATCGCCACCAACATCTTCAACTTCCTCTTCGGCTTCGACATCTAATTCATCTTCTTGCTCGTTAAGATCTTCAGCCACACCGCTATGTTTTTGACCAAAAGCTTTGGGTTTGTAGCCGGGAGATTTTGCGCCTGTGCCATGTTCGGGCTCATCTTCTAGTCCTGTGACGGTGCGTCCAGTTCCGGTTCCATGTCCTTCTTCTAACGGTGAATACTTTTCAGTAATAAACCCATCACCAAGTGCGTCCATATTGGCGAGCTTCATCATACGACGAATGGTTCCTTCTTGTAATAGGGGCTTTTGTTTTTTTGCCATTTTGCGAGTTCTCCTTAACTTGTTAAAAGTCTTACTCGTATAAATAGTAACCTAAATAACAAAAAGACACGCTATAAGATATTGAAAATAGAGTTTAATCTAAGGTGAAGTTTTTTGAGAGCAGCCGATTCAATTTGCTTTACGCGAGATGGTGTTAACTTAAGTCGGTCACCTATTTCACGAAAAACTAACTTGTCATTTCTTTGAACCGAAATCTCTGTGCAGTTTAAATCTTTGGGATAATCAATCCACAAACGACAATCTTTGACCCGACAGCGTTGCTTCTTCATTTTGCATTCATCATAGCAATTCATAGATCTGGATGCTCCTTTTCTAGAATATCAAAAATGTTTTCAACCTCATCATCGCCAAGCGCAAATTTATTTTTTGTTTCTGAAGCTTTTTTAATATTGGTCATTATTTTTTTCCTTTGCACGTTGTTCTGAACAGAATTTTGCTTCTTAAATTTATTGATGTAAATCATTAAGTCTGGATCTTTGCTAATATAACCTTCCATAAGTGAACGAAAAAATTTCACTTGCGTTAAATTATCATATTGAAGCTGCAATTTAAAATCAGCTTTTGTACGATCGGTAACTGTAAACATAATTTTTGCTTTTCCGTCTGCCATTATCTCTCCAATGTAGCAACACGAGGACCAGGGCTCCAACGCATTCCACCAAATACAACAACCACAGAAGGAAATGGTGCAGGACTTAAATCAGATTTTCCTGTATAATCAGCAATAACTTTATTATAAAATTTCAGTCTTCCTTTAATAAAATAAATTGCACTTGCAGAACACATAATATAATCATGCCAATATTTTGTGTCAGTTCGTGCAGGCATCAACATTACAACAATTGCGCCATTTTCAGTTGACTCTTCATAAGCTTTCTTTACCCACTTACCAATATTTCCATAAGGAGGATTTACAAAAACTTTCTCGTTTGCCCAACTTTTAGACAAGCCGTCAACTTCGATAGTATAATATTTATCGCATTTATGATTTTCGTGAGTAGCACAAGGATCTAGTGTAAATTTAAATCTTTTGTTTAACTTTTCATAAAATTCTGGTGGTGTTTCCCATTCATCAGATTTTGAACTAAACATCAGTTTTTGAGCTTGTGTATCCATCTTTAATCTCCTCTTGTGTCCACCTTATAAATCTTTATAGGTCGGCTGTTTGGGTTTCTTTTGGGTTCGCGATTCAACAGTCTTTTGATATTCTTTAATCTCTTCTGGTGTATATTCTTTTACTTTTCTTCTCCCATAAAAATTTGCTGGTCCATGATTTTTAATCATTCTTCCCCAACACCATGTACAAATACCCTCTTTAATCTTGGCATGAGATTTACGATTGAGGTCTCTTTTAAATCTTTCTAAAGGTAAATCTTTGCCACATGATTCACAGAATTTCAGTGCTGTTTTTTCTTCTTTGTTCTCCATCTTTAATTTCCTCTATTAATTTTTTTGCTCTTTCCCAGCATTCAGGGCAATAAAGCCTAACTTTATCTTCTTTAACAACCACGCTCCAAGACATAACCATATCTTTATTTTTTTTATCGAAATCTTTTTCGCAAACCAAACAACGATCTTCTAGCTTATTAAAGAGGCCAACTTTCTTTTTAAATTCTTTCTTGGCTTCTTTTTCTTTATTACGCCGAAGCTTTTTTGATAAACTACTCAAAATTATTTTCCACTCAAAATATGCGTTGAGCTTTCTTTACAACTTGCGTTAGTTTGCTGTATAAATATAGCATGTTCCCAAAGCTCTGTCAAGTTCTTTGCACCACTATAAGAAAATCCCGAACGAATTCCAACTTCTAAATCTCTAAGAATCTTAGATACATTTCCCTTGTAAGGAATATAAGTTGAAATACCCTCTTGAGAAGAAACTGAACCTTTCCAATGATTTTGCGCCTCTTTGGAGGCCATTCCTCTATAAATTTTCATTTTGCCTTTCGGCGTAGTAACAATTTGTCCTGGTGTCTCATATGTTCCTGCGAGCAATGAACCCAGCATTACAAAATCTGCGCCTGCTGCCAAAGCTTTTACAATATCGCCAGAATTTTTAATTCCACCATCAGCAATAAGCTTGACTCCTGTTTGTGCAGCTATGCTTTTACAATCCATAATAGATTGAAGTGTTGGAATGCCGTGACCAGTTTGAATTCTGGTTGAACAGATACTTCCACCACCAATTCCAACCTTAATACTGTCAGCACCCCAATTAGCTAAAGCCTTAAACGCTTGTTCAGTGGCGACATTGCCAGCCATAATATGAGTATTCGGAAATCTCTTTTTAAGTATCGTCAGAGCCCTTTTCATAAGCATGTGGTGTGCGTGCGCAACATCAATGCATAAAAAAGAAACACCACACTCAACAAGTGCGTCTGCCCTTTCAAGATAATCTGCGGTGACACCGATGGCAGCGCCAATATGAGCATCTTCTTCGCCAGCAAAGCGACAAATCTCTACTTGCTTCTCTATTGAATTGTATCGATGAATTATTGCTAAACCACCATAAAAACTCATTTCAACCGCCATCTCACTTTCAGTAACTGTATCCATTGGAGAAGAAATAATTGGTAACGCACAAAAGCGAGCACCTAATTCATTTCCGATATTTATTGAAGCTCTGCTCTCAACCTCACTATATTGAGGCTGAAGCAAAACATCATCAAAGCATAACCCAATCTTCATTTGGTTACTCCTCAAACTGGATGATGTACAATAGGTTCAACTTCATTGGAGTCGTCAGTTGAACCTAAAGCACCATCCCCTCGCCCAGAAATAGTAATGGAATACCAATCATAAAGATTGCCACTTTCGGTTTCAACCGCTCTAAAATGAACAACCGGAACCATCACAGCTTGTGCAATTTTTGTGCCAGGTTCAATAAGTTGAATCTCTTTTCCAATATTATGAAGATTAACAAAAACCTCACCATCATATCCGCTATCAACGACACACGCACCAACAATCAGCGAACGTTTTACTGCAACACCTGAACGGTTTTTTATTTCTAACATATATCCGTGTGGTACACCAAATCGATAACCTGTGGGCAATATTGCGCTTTCGCCTGGTTCAATGGTAACACAATCTAAATTTGGGCTTGGCAAAATTCCTTCGGGATCTGGATTGAAAAATAAATCTAATCCGGCGTCGCTGGGATTTGCCCTCTCTGGTGGTCTAACGTTGTTGCGAACTCTTACATATTCAATAATCATTTTTTTGTTCCTTTATAATTTGGGTTTTTAAAACTAAGCCAGCGTCGATGGCAACCATCTTCTCCTAAAATGTAGTGCCAAACTTCCCAGCCTAATTTTCTATATTCTTCTATAATAGAGCCATCATTTTCTAATATTTTTTTCCATTCGGGTTTGACATCTATTTCAATTTCGCCGCTGTGACTTTTGTATATCCATGATTTGCTTAATCTTTCATTAAGAATTTTTATCAATTGTGGTTTTGTCACATCTTTAGGTTCGGGTGATTCCAAATCTTCTATAATAAGATCATAATCTTCAAATTCATCCATTAAAAAAACCTCTCGCACATAAAAATTACAA